CTAGTACTCCATATACAAACTGGAGTTTAGTCTCCATGTAAGTAAGTTCTGTCTTAGAATAACAGATATGGAGTATCTCCCGTTTAATTTGAATTCCTTTCTTGTGAGCTTCTTTAAGAACATCATTGCTGCTGAAATAGTTTTGATAGTTTAATTTCTTGACCAGCTTATAATCTTTCATCCTCTTGTCATTTGGTTTTTCAGTCTTCTTAAGCTTAGTCTTTTTCTCAGTATAAAAGTTCTTCTTGCCTATGTATAGTACTGACTTACCATCTACAATGGCACTCATTAAGTATACAAAGCCAATAGCTCCATCAGGAATCATCTCGGGAGTAAACTCCACTCTGTTATATATCCAACTCATGTGTTGAAAATTTTAATAAATTCTTGTTTAATTGTATCTCTACCATGTGCTTTTACAGCATCTGATATATCTTTCTCTATGGGTAGGTATAGAGACTCAGTATTATACTTCTTTTGGTATTTAGCTGTAGCTGCTCTACCGGTATCATCATTGTCAAATAAGATACATATTCTTTGATAGCTACTCTTTAGAGTATCCATTATACTTGGTGAGATCAAAGTAGTTTCTGAGTTTGGTGCAATTACATCTAGATCTAGTCCAAAACTATATAGAGCCATAGCATCTTTTAGTGATGAGCATATAACCAGATTAGGTTTAGAATAACTTAGTTGATCCATACCCTGGATATACTTAGAATTAAAGTTCTTGAATCTTTTCTCTTTATTATCTAGTGGTACATATAATTTGTATATACTGCCATCTTTCTGAGTATATGCATAGCTCATGACTCTAGATATTTCTAGATACTCAATTCCTCTATTCATAATAATACTCTTCAGAGGCTTGACATTAAAGAACTCTAGTACATCAGAACCTATACCATATTCAGTCCAGTACTTAGCATCATACATGTACCAGCTTCTAGTTTTGTAATCTACAATCTTCCACTTTTCTTCTTCTACTAGCTTTATATCTTCATGATCATGATTTTCTAGATACTCTACATAGTCTGCTATAATTTTACATTCAATATCTTTAATTGGTATCTCTCTATTTAGTTGCTTCTCTAGTAGTTTCTTTACAAAGGATACTTTATTACCAGATATATCTGCTGAAAAATCTCTAAACTTATACTGACCATCTTTTACATAGAATACTAGAGATGGGTTTGTATCTTTCGGGTTAAAGATTGATTTAATCTTTGCTGACTGTCCTACCAGTTTATATGGTAATTGAGCATAGTACTCAAATATCCATGTAGATGGTATTTCATCAGTTGATAGTATGACATTGCTAGTATAGATCATAGTACAAATAATAAAGGGGAGCAATCTCTTACTCCCCCTGATTATAATAAATATTACAGGTCAAAATCATCACCAGACTTGGTGCTTACTTTCTTCTCTTCTACTCTTCCATCACTGCTGAATCCAGAAACTTCTTTTTCTTTCTTAGTATAGACATGTTCTGTTTCATTAAATACAGGAATCATAGACTCACTTGCTGGTACAGATACAGACTCAAATGGTTTATTCTTCTTAGTCCATCTGGTTAAGAACAAGTCATTATTCATATAACCTTTGCTCTCATACCTTCTAGAACCAATACAAACTCTAAGTGGTTTATCTTTAAAGAACTTAGATTCATTTACTGCTTGGATAAACTCCTGGATAGTGCTATGCTTACCATTTTGTGCAATAAACCAATCACCTGCTTCACATTCTAGTGCAAGCAATTTAATATATTTCAAGATCTCTTGATCTCTTTTAATTACTAAACCACCTTCATTCTTATCTGCAAAAGCATATTGATTAGCTTTAACCCATCCTACTTGACCACGGTGTCTTCCTAGACTAGGATCATTCTTATCAAATAGTAAACCTTGGAAATCATCTCCCATATCTGGGCCTTCTACAATAAACTTTAGGAAATAAGAATCTGGTTGAAACCTATTTTCATCTAATATTACTTTTACTACAGTAACTTCATGGTTACCATATTCTAATACTTTACTCGGTCCACCACCTGAACCTAACTCTACATTTACATCTAATGTGTTAATCATAACTATTTAAAATTTAATCAATAAATACTTTGTCCCAATATACTTTTATATTACCATTTTCTTCAACCTCAGAGATAACAATCTCCTGATTCTTTAAGTGATCTGGTCTTGCACCACATGCTACTTCATCAGAAGTCTTGAAACTAAGGATGTTTTTATTACCTTTTCTGTATAGGTAACCAATAGCATCAGACTTTGAGCTTGCAATTCTCTTAATTTTTCCTGTCAAATCCAAATCCATTGTGTTAAATTCTGCACCTGCTTTATCTAACTGGACATCTTTAATGTGACCAAGTAAAATTATATGAGGAGCCCAAGTCCTGATATAGTTAACTACTTTAACAAAGGCATCTCTAAGCCATGGATACCCTGCACCATTAGGCATGTTAAGGATACTACCATACTTTTCTTTACCACCTCCAGATTTAAACCAATTCATACCCATAGAGCTCTTAGAATATAATTCTTCAGCATAGCCTACACAAATTTCTTCTAGTGCTGTTATAGTATCAACTGCAATATACTTATAAGGATAGTTAGCTTCTTTGATAGCTTTACCAATTTCCTTAATTTCATCTACAGAGTTAGCCTGGATTTTCATTGCAGCAACATAGTCTGAACCTTGTTCTAAATCTAGCAACAAACAATTGTCTAATCCTGCCAGTAATGTAGTCTTACCTACCTTAGGCTTAGAAAAGATTATTAAGTTCTTAGGACTTTTAATTGATGCAGGTTCTATACCTGTTGGAAGTGTTATCTTACTCATTTACCTCTTATTATATTATTTAACCATTCTTTACTACTTACTGGTTGCTTAAGCATAATAGCTGCAAAATCCAGTATTGTCATTTCTGTAATAGGTGCATTAACACCATCTGTTGAATCTACTAAATTATCAAACATTTTCATCTGTGCTGTCTCTGCAGGTATAATATTCAGTCCTACAGGAAACAACTCTAGTACAGGTATTAGATACCTTACATTACCTTGGGCATCATGTTGTACTGTTTCATACTCAGTTTCCCAATATGGATTGTATCTCCATTTCCATAATCTTCTTTCTGGAAGATCTTCTGGGTCATACTCTCTGCTGACAAACTCAGTATAAATGTCTTGCCCTTTCTTAAGCTCACTAGGGAAGAAACTAACTACCTTATCATCCTTACCAGTAGGCTTGTAAGCCATCTTTGGTATGAACAAGGGGTCTTTAACTCCTAGTACATCAAACTTAGTCTGATGAAAACGCTTAAGCTCGGCTAACTTTATCTTCTTTTGTTCTGCAGTTAGACCTACTTCTTTTGTTTTTAACATACTCTATTTATTTAAGTGAAATTTTCTCTTGTCTTGGTGGGGGCTCTATCTCATGTATTCTGAGATTCTCAAAGTCTGCCCTGAAAAAGCTTATACGGGTATCACCAAATCTTACCTTTAAGAAGTGAGCAACGAGTATATTGTCACTCTCAATTATAAACTTATCTGGTCCATAGATTCTAATGTTTCTTTTAGAAGGTCTGTTAAAACCTACTACAAGATCTGCATGTTGAACCAAGGCATCTGCACCAAAGATATCTGAGTCTAGAATATAGTTACCTATCTTTCCTTCTTCACTTCTCTCTGGCTTATCTACATTTCTGTTAAGCTGGCTAAGCACAATCCATATTGCAGGATACTTTCTCTTAGTCTGTGTAATAACCTCACCTAGATTATATAGAGTCTCCATCTTATCTTTCTCATATGGAGCTAGCTTCACTAAGAATGAGTGATCTAGAGTAATGATACCAGGTACATATACCTTCTCACCATTTTCTTCTCTAGCATTAGCCTCAAACCAGTGCTCTACTTCTTCTTTAATCTCATTGACAGTACAAGGTTCAAATACATACTTTCTATTTATAGAACTAATCCTACTCTTAGCATAGTCTTTACATCTCTCATATTCAGCATCTGATAATGGAGATCCTACACTATTAATCTTCTTGTAGTTTAATCCTAGTGCAAAGCTAAGCTCTCTTGACTTAGCTGCTTTATCAACCATCTCAAACTGAAACTCTAGTACATTAAAAGGGATATCCTTATTAATAGTAATAGCTTCATTGATTAGTTGATCTTTAATAAAAGTTTTACCTGTACCTGGTCTTGCTGCAATTACAATCATTGAATTGAGCTCTAAACCATCTAGTGTTGCATCATTAAACTTAGACCAGGGAGTCTTGATACTTTTAACCTCACCTTTCTTTCTCTTTTGGATATACTTGAGTGTATTTACCCATACATCTCTTTCTGAGACTTGCTTTAAACTCATGTGTTTTTTGACTTAATATACAAAGATAGCCATATACATGGAAAAAACAAATTTATTAAACTACTTTTTCTCTGAAATATGGCAAGTCTTCATCCCCTCCTGCTAGAACTAATTCACAATAATCTGCCAGTACAGATTCCTTAATCTTTTCTGGTGTAGTCTTTACTATAAAATACTGTGATGTTCTGCAAGCCCGGTAGTTATCATTCTCTTGTTTATCAATATACATCTGGGTAGCTGCAAGAATAACCTGCCATGAATAATCATAGTTAGTAAAGAACCATTTAAAACTATCTTTAATAACTTTAGCTGATACTCTAGCAGGTTTACCACTTGGTAATACTCTTTGTGGCCATATAGACAGATAAGTTTTAATTCTAGCATCTATATCATCTGATGATATTTGCTCTGGTATCTTAGTTACTGTCTTCTTAACCATCTGTTCTACTTCACTTAGTATGAAATTTGCTTTCTCAGTGAGCACTACACTCTCTGGTTGTAGTAATTCATTGTTCTGCAAATTTCTTACCTCTAAGTGAGTATTCATTTTAGTAAGAGGCTTACCATTTTTAATCATCCACATCAGAAATAACTCATTTGGAGTTATGTTATTTGCTAGTAGTATCTTATATATCTGTTCCATGTTACCAGTTTATTGGATTACCATTTATACTTATGCAAATATCATTAATTCTCTTGAATATATTTCCTGAATCCCATTCTTCTAGATTATTATATGCGGCACTAGCTGGATGTGAGCAAGTTAACTTATGAACATTATCTGGTATCAATGCCATATATTCTTGTGCTTTCTTACCCATAAATACATATACCAACCCTGGATTATTCCATGCTAGATAGTCTAGTAAGTATACAATAAATGTTTTCCAGATATTCTGATGAGTACCTGGTTTATTTATTGTAGTAGTCAATGCAGTATTAAGTAATAATACACCTTGATCAGCCCATCTTTCTAAATTAGGATCCCACACATAACCATCTGGATAGAGATTCTTCTCAATATCTTTAAAGATATATTTCAATGAAGGCTGTGGATCATTAGTTAAACTACATGAGAATGCTATACCATCTGCTACTCCTAGCTGCGGGTAAGGGTCTTGTCCTATAATAACTACTCTGAGTTTATCAAAGTCACATGCT